CCCGAAGTGAAAGACGTGGTGAACTGGCTCGGCGACATGGCGCAACGCATGGGCGCATGGGCGCACGAAAATCCTCGCCTCGCAGGCGGCATCATGAAAACCGTTGCGGTGCTCGCGGCATTGCTTACCGCTGGCGGCGCAATCATGGTGATGCTCGCCGGCGTGCTCGGCCCACTCGCGGCCGTGTCGTTTGCCTTTACGACGCTGGGCGTCGCGGGCCTCGCGATGGCTGGCATTGTCGTCGGCGCCGTTGCGTTGATCGTTGCGGCTGCCGTCGCGATCTATACCTATTGGGAGCCGATCAAATCCTTTTTCGCGGGCCTTTGGTCGCAGGTTCAACAGGCGTTCTCCGGCGGCCTCGCGGGCATCGCCGCACTTATTGTCAACTGGTCGCCGCTCGGCCTGTTCTATTCCGCGTTCGCGGCGGTGATGCAGTATTTCGGCGTCAACATGCCGGCGCAGTTCACCGAGTTCGGCGGCAACCTGATATCGGGGCTTGTGAACGGCATCACGAGCGGGCTAGGAACGGTGAAGGACGCGATTTCGAGCGTCGCGGACAACACGGTCGGATGGTTCAAGGAAAAGCTTGGTATCCATAGCCCTTCGCGCGTGTTCGGCGAGCTGGGCGGGTTCATCACGCAGGGCGCCGCGATCGGCATGCAGGGCGAACAGGCGCGCATCGCCAAAGCGGCGGTCGGTCTGGCTACCGTCGCGGCGACCTCGTTCGCCGGCGCGCAAGACACGGGCGCGGCGCCATTCGGCGGCGCCGGCGTACCCGTAGACACTCGCCCCGCCCTCGCGGCCCCGACAGCGGCCGGTAAATCGGCCGCGCCTGCATCGGCCGCCGGCGGCAATACCTACATCTTCCAGATTTCGGGCAGCGATCCGAAAGCGATCGCCGAACAGGTGCGCATCGAAATCGACAAGCTCGAACAGCGCAAGCAATCGCGTAACACGTCGCGCCTCTCAGACTGACCGGAGATCCCCGCATGCTCATGTCCCTCGACCAATTCGTGTTCGGCCTCGAAACGGCCGCGTTTCAAGAATTGCAGCGCCGCACGAGCTGGCGTCATCCAAGCACGCCGCGCATTGGCGCACGTCCGGCTCGTCAGTTCACCGGCGATGGCGACGACACGATCACGCTTAACGGCGTGCTGTTGCCCGACCAGTTCGGTAAGCTCGACTCGCTCGACGAGCTGCGCAAGATGGGCAGCGAAGGCGACGCATATGTGCTCGTCGACGGCGCCGGCCGCATTTATGGCGCATTCGTTATCGAAGGGATGACCGAAGGGCAGACGCTTCACAAACAGGACGGCACACCCCGGCGCGTCGACTTTTCGATCGAGCTGGCCCGCGTCGACGACGACATGCTGCAGGCCCGCGAGCAACCAAAGAAGAAAGAGGCTAACAAGTGAAGCAACCGAAGCCCGAATACCGCATCACGCTCGATGGCCGCGACCTCACGGACAAGATTTCGCCGCGGCTCATCAGCCTGTCGCTCGACGAGTCGCGCTCCGACGAAGCGGACACGCTGACGCTCGTGCTCGATGACGCAGACGGCCAGCTCGCCATTCCACCGCGCGGCGCGGAGCTGCGCGTTGCGTTCGGATGGTCCGATACGGGCGTTGTCGACAAGGGCGCCTTTACGGTTAATGAAACCGAGCACGCCGGTGCCCCGGATACGCTCACCATTCAGGCGCGATCGGCCTCGATGACAAAGGGTATGGGTGAGCGTCGCGAGACGAGCTGGCACGGCGAGACGATCGACACAATCGTGCGCAAGATCGCATCGCGCCACAACCTGAAATCGGCGGTCGGCGAAGCGCTCGCGGGCATCGTGATCTCGCACATTGACCAGACCCACGAATCGGACATGTCGTTTCTCACGCGCTTGTCGAAGCGATACGACGCGGTGATGAATGTGAAGGACGCGAATTTGCTTTTCATGCCGATCGGCAATGGCGCGAGCGTGAGCGGAAAGCCGCTTGCGTCGATCGAGCTGACGCGCCGCGACGGCGACCGGCATCGCTATCACGTGTCCGAGCGTGAGAACTTCGCCGGCGTGCGAGCGCACTATCACGCGACCGGCCGCGCCAAGCGAAAGTCTGTCGTCGTCGGCGGTGAAGACAATCACAACATGAAGGTGCTGCCCGAGACGTATGCGAATGAAGCGGAAGCGCGCGCGGCGGCAACGGCTGAATTCAACCGGGTGAAGCGAAGCCAGGCGACCATGAGTTACACGCTCGCGCTCGGCCGCCCTGATCTATTCCCCGAAACGCCGGTCTACCTGACAGGCTTCAAACCCGATATCGACGACGAATCGTGGCTCGCGAAAAAGGTGCGACACGAGATTTCGGACAGCGGTTATACAACGCAGCTCGACCTCGAAACGCGGGATGACCCGACGAGCGACCGGCACCGGTCGCACTTCCGCAGGCAGGGTTGATACACGAAGGGGCAAGGTTCGACGCTTGCCCCTTTCGTTTTATTCGTCGCCGGCGGTCACCTCACCCGGCCGTCTCGTCCGGCACTCCGCCCCCGCGACGCAAATCCACGTGTGCGCGTCGACATACTTGCGTACCTCTGTATCTCCACCACTCACGCCCCCCAGCTCGACGCACTCTTTACGGCCGCCCCTGAATGCATAGCCTTGTGCGCCAGCCGCGTTTTTTACCTCGATACGGTCAATCTTTGCGCCGCCCCACCCCTTGCGCGCGTCGCTCCATAGCGGCGAGCACGCCCCCATTGCCACGACGCTTGCATACATGGTTCGAGTAACAACCGGCCGGCTCATCGTGATTTTGAGTGCGCCGCGATCGAGCACGGCGGAACCGATCGAGTACGGCTTGAGACTCTTTTGCAAAGCCGGCGGAATCTCGCCCGCGTGAGCGTTGAAAGCGAGGCCGAGCGCGGCGACGATCGTTGATCGGGCGACCCGTGCGAACAGTGTCATTGCTGATTCTCCTTTGTGCTGACAGCAGCGCGCATTTTATGCGTACCCGGAACCTGAATCAGCACGCACTTCATCCTCATATTTGTGTATGTACAAAAATGTTGCGCTCCGTCTTTATTGTACGTACACTAATCACATGGAAATCGAATTCGATCACGCCAAAGACGCGACCAACCGACAAACGCACGGCGTTTCGCTGTCCCTCGCCGCTTCGTTCGAATGGGAAGTAGCGCAGATTGAACCCGACGAGCGCCACGACTACAGCGAGACGCGCCTTGTTGCTGTCGGCCCGATCGGCGATCGTATCCACGTGCTAGTTTTCACCGTGCGCGGCGACAAGCTGCGCGTCATCAGCCTGCGCAAGGCTAATCGTAGAGAGGTGACGAAGTATGTCGACCAAGCGTAAGTTTCACATTCCATCGGATGCCGAAGATTCGGCGATCACGCGGGCCGCTGAAAGCGACCCGGATAACCCGCCGCTCACCGACGCGCAGCTCAAGCGCCTGCGACCGGCTCGCGAGGTTCTTCCGGCACTCGTCGGTGAGAAGGCAGCCGGCGAGTTGCTGAAGCAACGCGGCCGGCCGGCGAAGCCTGTCGACGAACGCAAGGTCGCGACGACGATCCGCCTCGATCCCGACTTGCTCGACGCGTTCAAGGCAACCGGCGACGGCTGGCAGACGCGCATGAATGACGCGCTGCGCGCCTGGGCGAAATCGCATCGGATGCTGCGGGGCTGACAGCGCATCGCTAGCGCACGCATCGACAGATTGCGTAACAGTAGCCGATGAACTCGACAGCCCCGGCCTTGTCGGCTTCCAGCCATTCTGTTTCGTATGCCGGGTTGTCATTTATGAGATGCAGCGTCCCGTTCTGCATGCGTTGCACCCGTTTGACCCGAATGCTGTCGCCGAGCCGCATCACAAACACGCCGTCAACGTCACGCGGCCGGCGATCGATGAACATCACGTCACCGTCGCCGATCGTCGGCGACATGTTGTTTCCGCCGTAACGCATTGCGATCGTTTCCGACAAGGCGAACCCCTCCCGCTCAATCCATCCCGCCGGAAGCTTGGCTACTAGCGGCGGTGTGTCCGCTTCCAGAAAGGTCGGCATATCGAACGCCGGAATCGCGATGCATGTTTCGCCGGTTTCATCGGCTGGCCCGCTCGCGGGTTCAATTGTCCGCTCGACGACACCCTGCGTGCCCCGACCTAACACTAGCCAGTCAAGGCTTACGCCATGCTTCTCGGCGATCGCGAGGCATTCAGCAAACGGAATACGGTCGCGAATTTTCCAGACCGCCGGTGTACTTCGCGACGCTCCTAACGCATCGGCTAACTCCACGTCCTTTGTTGCACCGACCACAGATTTCATTCTGTCAACGATCGCTTGCACAAGTGCTTTCTTGTCGTCCATTTCCGTGGGTCAAAAAAGTGAAAAATGTAAGTGCGTTAGGAAACTGAAAGCACTACAATTACATTCAGTAACACGTTGCGCCATGTAGTTACAGATTGTCATTTAAATTAGTTACATATCGTCAACCGCCTATGTCAACTCGTAAACATGCGGCCTCGCCCGCAAAGCGCGTGCCGATCGCCATGAACGCCGACGAAATCGGCGCGCTGAAGCAACTCGCCGTGAGGGAACAACGAAGCGTTTCCGCCATGGCCGGGATTATCTACCGCGCCGGTCTCAAAAATTACAACCTGCTATCCAGGGCTCGCCCTAGCGGCTCGAAGTGACGAACGCGATGGATGACGCCGGGGGGCTCAATCCTACTCACGATCGGATCTGACACATGCGAATCACCTTGCGTTGCCCGCATTGCCGAAGCCGCGTTGTCGCGCGCACGTCGCGTGAACTCTCGCTGACCATGCGCGAGATTGTTTTTGTGTGCATGGACTACGAATGCGGCCACACCTTTGTCGCGCAGCTCGAAGCGGTGCGAACCCTTTCGCCGAGCGGCAAGCCCGATCCGGAAATCGGGCTGCCGCTTTCACCCCACGTCAGAGAGCGTGTCATGCGGCAACTGCAACTGCTCGACTGACTCATCACTAAAGGACCATCATGAACACCGAAAAGCCGTTGCACTACGCCGCGCTCGCGTTCCTGCTGGAACACCAGGGCGAACACCTTACCCATGACCGCGCGCTGCTGATCGAGCGTTGTGTCGCGCATCTCAGCGAAACACAGCTCGTGTCCAACCGCGAAGCGGAGATTGCCACGCTGCAGGCGTTCGGCGAGCACGAATCGCGCTGTTGCAAAGCGTACGTCGACGTGTCGCTGACGACGAGCCACGCGGTATTCATCCGCGACCCAAGGAATGGCCGCATGCGCGTCTTCACCGTCGCCGAGCTGATGGAACTCGTCAAGACGCCCTCGCTTGCGAGCGTGCCAGTGCCGAGCGCGCGAGACATGCTCGCGAACGGCGTACCCGATTCCCTGCATCACGCTTCCGTCGCCGCCAGCCCCACGCAGCACGCGCGGTAATTTCCCGAACCACCCTCACGCCTTGCCGCATCTCGACGAGCTGCGGCAGGGACAGCTCACGCCCGTGATTCTGAAAACATGGCCTCAATCGAAGAACTCAAACGCCGGATTGACCTCTACGCACTCGCCGATCGCCTCGGCCTCAAGCAGGGCAAAGGCGGCGACAGGGCGCTGTTTCATTCGCCACACCATCCCGACAAGCATCCGTCGCTGTCGATCTATCAGGGGCACCCGAAGCACGGCACCGGATGGAAAGATCACAGCGGCGACGCCGGCGGCTCGTGCATCGACCTCGTGATGTACGTGCAGGGCTGCAACGTATCCGATGCGATGAAGTACCTGCATGAAGCGTTTGGAATTCCGTACGACACGCCCGCCGCAAACGCGCCGACTCGAGAGAAGTCGAAGTACGACTACATCGCGGAGCGCTCGCTCCGCGACGCGGAAAAGGTCCGCGAATACCTCGGCGGCCGTGGCATCAGCGCGGCCGCCATCCACGCCGCGATCCGCGCGAAGACGCTCGGCTACAACGACTACACGAGCACGTCGCGCAAGCCCGGCGAGGTCGGCTATTGCGGGCCGGCCGCCGCGTTCATCGTGCGCCCGGCCGGCAGCGCCGAAGTGGTCGCGGTCGACATGCGCTTCATCGATCCCGCGCTCAATGGCGACGTCAAGACGCAAACGCAGGGCGCAAAGGACGGTCACGGCTGGACCGCCGATCCGCGCCGGCTCGAACAGGCTAAACGCGTCGTGCTCGTCGAAAGTTCGGTCAATGCGCTTTCCGTCGACTCGTGCGAGCTGCCCGGCACGGCCGCGTACTCGATCCGCGGCATCGGCAACGCAGCAAACATCGACTTTTCGTTTCTGAGCGGCAAACAGGTTGTGATCTGCATGGACAACGACGAGCCGATCGCGGAAGGCAAGCCGCGCGCCGGCCATCGCCCCGGCCCGGAAGCCGGCTGGCTGCTGTACGAACGCCTCACGGCGCTCAACATTTCCGCGCTGATGGTCGACCAGTCCGACTGGCTGCAGGACCTCGCGGACGGCGCAAAAACCGCGTCAGTCATCAACGACGTGAACGACTATCTCGCGCTGCGTGGCCCCGCCGCGCTCGCGAAGGCGCTCGAAACCTATGAGCCGTGGCTGATCGCCGGCCTGCCCGGTGACGCGACCGCGCGTGGCCGGCGCCGCGTGTTCCTGCCGGCGCACGACTTCGCGCAGTACTGGCGCTTTCGCACGCATCACGACTTCACGCGCTATATCGTCAAGGTGGATCGCAAGGAAGATAGCGACGCGGAAACACCGACCTACGCGGACCTGTGCGGCTTTCGCATTGCGTCGCTGTCGCGCGTGTCCGTTGCGAGCGCGTCGTCGACGATGACCGGCGACGCCGACCAGGCGCCGAGCGTCTATTTCGCGGCAAGCGTGCAGACGCCGCGCCATGGCGCGAAGCTCACCCGCAAGGTGATGCTCGACGACCAGCTGCACAACAACGCGCACTGGCTCAAGTTCGGGCCGATCTGGAAGCCGGCCGAGTTCTCGCGCATGGTGTCGATACTCGAGCGCACGGCCGACCTCGGCGCGCGCCACGCGGCGAACTTCGTCGGCCTCGCATGGCGCGATGGCGTGCTGACCGTCAACGAAGGACCAGACTGCTATTTCACCGACGCCGAGAAGCAGTGCCCGTATCACAACCTGACCTTTCCGGGCGGCCCGCGCAGTGACGCCCGCCGCGTCGTCACCGCGTACCAGCAGACGTTCACGCAGAACGCGGCGGCGATCCCGCTCGTGTGGGCGCTCGGCGCTCACCTGAAAACGATGCTCGGTTTCTGGCCACACATCACCGTGCAGGCCGACAAGGGCGCCGGCAAGTCGACGCTCATCAAGCGGCTTGAACGCACGATCGCATTCACGATGTTTTCCGGGCAGAGCCTGCAGACCGAGTTCCGGCTGCTTACGAGCATCAGCCACACGAGTCACCCGGTCGGCTGGGAAGAACTGTCGGCGCGCCGGCAGGACGTGATTGACAAGGCGGTCGGCCTACTGCAGGAGAACTATCAATACACGGTCACGCGGCGCGGCGCCGACATGACCGAATACCTGCTCTGCGCGCCCGTGATGCTCGCCGGCGAGGACGTACCCGTGCGCAGTCTGCTCGGCAAGCTCGTGCGCACGACGCTGACCGGCAAGCGCGGGCCGCTGCTGCCCGATGACCTGCCACGCTTCCCGATGCGCCAGTGGCTTGAATTTCTCGCCGGCCTCGAAAAGCGCGACGTGCTCGAACAGTACCGCGCGATCCGCGAGCGCGCACTGGCCAGCAGCCGCGCGAGCGGCGCCGATGACGGCGCGCTGCGCATGGCCGGCAACTATGCGGCCGTCGCGCTCGCGTGGCGCTACCTGTGCGAATTCGCCGGCATGGAGCGCAGCGAAGGGCAGTTCGAGCGCGACCTGCTCGCCGAAATGAACGGCCATATTGCCGAGACGAGCGCTGACCGCGAGCCGTGGGTCTGGATTCTCGAAACGGTGCTCTCCGAAATCGACGGCGGCAACTACAAGCACCCGTACACGTTCGATGTGGTCGACGGCGAGTTCTGCCTGCTGCTGCGCACCGGTCACGTGATGGACCACATTGCGCACACGTCGAGCCTGCGCGACAAGTGGAACGGCCTGCCGGTGAAGTCCGACCGCGTGTTCAAGAAGCAGCTCCATCATGCCGGCGTCGTGGTCGGCGAGAAGGAAGTCGAGCGGCGCATTTACACGCGGCGCGTGCCGTACCTCACACCGGTTTCGCTTGGTCGGCTGGCCGGCTTCGGCCTGCACGTGTCAGTGCGCGATGACCTCGCGACGGACGCGATTGAACAGCGGGGGCGGGCGTGAGCGGGCATTTTTCGGGACGGCAGACCCCACGCAGTGCGGCCAACTCGTGGTTTTGGCCGGCGCGTGCACGTAAGTCATTGATTCCTGTAGCGAGTGCCGCCACGGGTTGCCCACGATCTGCCACGAGTCGGGGCGGTTTTGCCATCAGTCTGTTCCGGGCGCCCGGTCGCGACGCTTTCTCTTTCTCTCTCTCCAAATCATTGAAAGAGAAAGAAAAGAGAAGCGGGGAAGGGCAGGCAACGACCCATAATCGCGCGCCACGGGTCAGGGCGGTTTTGCCATCAGTTACGGGCACTGCCTGTTTTTTGTGCCACGAGTTCTCCGGGCGCGCCATGCCTGATTCGTGGCGACTCATGGCGCCCGGATGCTTTGAAATCAAGGGCTTAGGTGCGGCAATGACGCGTGCCACGTGTCCATGTGTTGCGCTGCGCCTGGTCGCCGGCTGCAGTGCGGATGGGGGGCGCTCATGAACCTCGTGCACCTGACGCTGGACCTCATGCAGGCCGCCGCGATGCTTGGCGCACACCCGGAGACGGTGCGCCTGAAAGCGAAAGCCGGCGCACTGCCGGGCCGCAAGGTCGGCAAGCGCTGGATGTTTTCGGTGATTGCCCTGCAGCGCTATCTCGCTGGAGAATGGATCCCGCGAGTTGTGCAGGGCGATCATGCAAAGGAAAGTGAATCATGTCGCTCTACAAACGAGATCGAAGTCCCAACTGGTATTACAAGCTCTACCCGCCTGGCGGCGGACCGCCGCTACAGGGCAGCACTGGCACCAGCGACAAGCACCGTGCGCAGGAATTCCACGACCGGCTGAAGGCGGACCTGTGGGACCAGGCGAGGCTCGGCCACAAGCCGCGCTACACCTGGAATGATGCGGTGGTGCGTTATGTCGGCGAGCGCGAAGGCCTCGCGAGTCTGGAAACCAGCAAGACGCACCTGCGGTGGCTCGACCAGCGCCTCTCGGGCGTCGCGCTGGTGGACATTGACCGCACGCGTATCGACGCGATCGCGCAGGCCAAGCGCAAGGAACCGCGCGTCGTGCGCACGCGCAAGGGACCGCAGCCGATCGGGCGCACCGTCAGCGCGGGGACGGTCAACCGCGTGATCGGTGTGCTCAAGGCGGTGCTCAATGCGGCGGTTGAATGGGAGTGGCTGGACCGCGCGCCGGTCACGAAGCGGGCGAAGGTCGTGACCAAACGCATCCGCTGGCTCACGCAGGCGGAAGCCGCCCGACTGCTCGTCGAACTGCCGGCGCACCTGGCCGACATGGCGCAGTTCAGTCTGGAGACGGGGCTGCGTCGCTCGAACGTGACCGGCCTGCAGTGGTCGCAGGTCGACCTCGTGCGGCGTGTGGCGTGGATTCACCCGGACCAGGCGAAGGCGCGCCGGCCGATCACCGTGCCGCTGTCGGACACGGCGGTCGCGGTGTTGCGGCGACAGGTGCCCAAAAAGCGTCTGCCGGAGTTTCTGGAAAGCGTGTTCGTGTATCACGGCAGGCCGGTCTATCAGACCGTCACCGCCGCGTGGAAGAAGGCGTGCAAACGGGCCAGCATCCGCGACTTCCGCTGGCATGACCTGCGGCATACGTGGGCGAGCTGGCACGTGCAGCGCGGCACGCCGTTACAGGTGCTCAAGGAACTGGGCGGATGGGAGACGCTGGAGATGGTGCAGCGTTATGCGCACCTGTCGGCGGCACACCTGGCGCAATGGGTGGCGCCGCTTACGCCGGTGCTCACTGCACCTAACGTAGCTGTACTTTAG